TGTAATAATATACCCAGTAAATATTCTTGGTGCATCCTGCACTCTAACCTCAAGGAGATCTCATGAAATTTCTAGCCGCAATCTGGACCGCTGTCCTGCTAGGCCCGCTGTCTGTTCCCGCACAAGCCGCCGACATCACCGGCGCTGGTGCCACTTTCCCGTTCCCGATCTTCAGCAAATGGGCCGAAGATTACAAGAAATCAACCAACATAGGACTCAACTATCAGAGCATAGGTTCATCGGGCGGTATCCGCCAGATCCGTGCCAAAACTGTGACCTTTGGTGCCACAGATGCCCCCGTGAGCGGTGCTGACCTTGATCGAGACGGTATGGTGCAGTTCCCGGTAATCCTGGGCGGCGTGGTTCCCATTTTTAACCTAGAAGGTTTTGCCCCAGGCGAACTGCGTGTCACGGGTGAAGTTCTTGCCGAAATGTTCATGGGCTGGATCGTGAAATGGAACGATCCCAAGCTTGCAGCGCTCAACCCTGGCAAGAAACTTCCTGATCAAACGATCACCGTAGCCCACCGTGCCGATGGTTCTGGTACCACCTTTATCTTTACCGACTATCTCAATGAGGTCAGCAAGCTCTGGGCAGAAAAGGTCGGCAAAGGTGCTGCTGTCAAATGGCCCGCTGCCTCCTCTGTGGGTGGTAAGGGCAACGAGGGCGTCGCGGCCAACGTATCGCGTGTTCGTGGTTCGATCGGCTATGTCGAGTACGCCTATGCCAAGCGCAACAAGATCCCCCACATGCAGATGCTCAACCGTGATGGTCAGTACGTAAATCCTGATGATTCCACCTTTGCTGCTGCGGCAGCCGGTGCTGACTGGTTTGGTACACCTGGTATGGGCATTTCTCTGGTAAATCAAAAAGGCGCAACCGCCTGGCCAATCTCTGGTGCCTCGTTTGCCCTGATGTACAAGAACCCAGACAACAAAGCAGCCTCTGCCGAAGTGATCCGGTTCTTTGATTGGGCGTTCAAGAACGGCAAGCGACAGGCTCTCGAACTTGATTATGTACCGCTTCCTGATGCTCTTACCAGCCAGATCGCTTCTCGGATCTGGAACCAGATCAACAATAAGTAACGATGCCACAACAAAAAACCGCCCTAGGGGCGGTTTTTTTCTGACCACTGATCGGGATAGCTGGTGCCTGTCAATCCCCATCGCCGCAACACCAAGGTCAACCCAAAGCCTGCCGCAAAGAACACCACCACGATCATCGCGAACCATGTCATTGCGCCACTCTGACATCGGTATTGAGCGTGGGCCGCAGTTCGCGGATCAGGCCACGCTCTAAGATGTGTGCTTCACGCTTGCCACGCACCACGGCCACGATCCCATAACGGAACGCGGCGGTGCCACGCTCGCGCAGGGCCTCGTACAACCGCCATGATTTCGCTTCGGTGCGGCTGCGATACAGATGCTTGTTCATGCGCACGCGCACACTTTTCAGCACCGTTGATTCAGTCTTGGCAGTGACTCCGATATAGAAATCGGAGTCCGATTCGATGCGATACACGATGTGCGTTCGATCTGTTCGTTTTTTACGAGGTTTTTTGCTAGCGTCCATACATACATTATACCAGAATTGAGATTTCTGGTCAACCAAGAAAAGTAAGTGCATACTAACATACATCACGACGTGATCTTGACAAAACCCTGGATCGATCAGGGTTTTTCCGTGACGTATCAGCCCAACTGCCTGCAGATACCCAGCCGCGATGACGGTATCTGGGACATCAGATTCCCCGAGGTGTCCTGGAACGATGATACCATAGTGGTCATGCACTGCCAGGATTTCCTCAATATCCAGGACGGGCGGTGCCGTGAGCTAGAGATCATACAGCATCATTACGGCGATCGATCGCCAAGGGTAGTGGTAGTGGTATGGAACGTGGGACTCGATCGTATCTATCACGGTGATCTACGGTTGATATATTTCCCCACTCACAGCTATTCGATCATACAGAATCTTCGTGACATCGCTCAGACCTGGCAGGCCGCCATGGTCAACGATGACAGATCCTATAAATTCCAGTGCCTCAATGGTGCCACCCGGGCGCATCGGCGTCGCGTGGTAAACAAGCTACGGGAATTTCCAGGGGGAACGGTGAGTTTCGGTGACGAGATCCCTTTGCCGGCCTGGCCTTACCATACCTATCGTGGCACAGAGAACGAAGACAATTTCCTCAGATTGCTGCCGGTGTATCAATCCTGCGACATCAACATAGTCACTGAGACGCAATATGACTGTTTCCCGGGCATCATAACAGAAAAAACCCTGTTAGCCTGGTTGGCCCGGCAGGTGCCTCTGATCATAGGTTATCCCAACATCGTCGGAGACACCAGATCTCTGGGATTCGACGTGTTTGATGACATAGTCAACATATCTTATGATCTAGCACCAGACGATATCAGAGCCGAGCTTGCCATAGACATCAATTCGGCATTGCTGACCACTGGCGTTGATCGATCACGGCTGGCAGCCAGATTAGATCACAATCAGCACCGGGCCTTGGCCTGGCCAGAGAAACTCCGCGATGACTATCAAGCAGCATGCCTGGTCTTCGCTCAGGATCTATGAAACTCTGCTATATCCCCGATTGCGACCCAGCCCGGATCACGCCACTCATGACCGTGGATGTGCTGCTGGAGCGAGCCAACCGAGACTTGCAGGACGATACCAGTGGCGTGTTCCACAAAGTCATGATCATGCGTCTGAACTGGATAGTCAATGATCTGAGATACAACCCCATGCGCAAACCCATAGTGGTAGATCAGCATTGGCATACCATCGTGGGCGATACTCGACTCATGGCGCTTGACGTCTTGTCGCGTCGTGATCCCTTGCCAGTGCTGATAAAAACCCCAGTGCCACAGGGCGAAGTCATCGGTGATGTCGCGACATTGCGCTCGGTGCTGGGATTCGGCGAACACAGCACCATATTATGGAAACCAAAACATGTTGATCTGTTCCAAGATCCTATATATTGGTTTGACATCGGTGATGAATACACAGCGGGGCATTGGTTGGACGAAGATGCAGCAGCGATGGTAATGCAGAGATATCTAGCACGCGCCGATCTAGATTTCCAGTTCACGCGTGCCTGGTGCGGCGAAGCAGTGGATTGGTATGGTCTGTTGGATTAAATCGAATCCAACCAAGCCTTGACGTCGCCGTACAACGATACCATCACAGCATCGCGGCTGGAAAACAGCACTAATTTTCTTCCACGCGCATCGAGATAGTAAGGCCAAGTGAGTTTGCGGTCCAAGGCCAAGAGCGATGATTTGTTGATGTCTCGGTAGTCAACATCGATGCTCCAGCAGTTCACGGCGGCCAATCTCAGGGCCTGATAACCAACAGATGTCAGCCTAAATCCGCCAGATTCCCGGATGTTACGGTACCAGGTCTTCATGGCTTCGTCTACGGATACATCGATACCAGCTGGTAGGAGCGTGATTATGACCTGCGTGACCTCACGACGATGAGGCATTGGGGTAGATAGTCTCGCCCTGGGTCAGCAGTACCACAGAAAAGAGATCGGTGTTGAACTGCTGATTGAGCTTGCGTGCGAGATTTATGGCGTGACCACGATTGCTGAAGCTGACCTTGCGATACTTGGGACCCGGGTAATTCACTAGAAGATTTCCGCTCTTGAGATTGATAGGCCGGTTGTCGTAAAAAACCGCCCAAATGCCATCGGCAGAAAGTACCTGTTCGCTGCGATAAGTACGCTTGTCTGTCTGTTCTATGATTACTTTTGGTTTGGGTCTGCTCATTCTTTTTCTCCTGTGTTATTTATCAATAACTCAGGTTAGAATGATCCTCCCTTGACTTCCAGGTCGATGACGTCAGGCATATTGACCTGTGTGGATCTCTGTGATTCTATCTCCAGCAAAAGACGTGTTATGTCCCTGTGTAGATCCTGCGCTTCGCGCAAGGTCAGGCTGACTTCATAGCTACGCCGGGATTCAGCGGCCTGGAGTTTTTGCAGGAATCTATTGATGTGCTGGCTCATGCACTGCGCGCCCGTTCGCGGCTGGCGTATGGACCTTGATACTGGTACCGGTCAAGCAGGATCAGCTTGGGGCAGAACACCAATCGCCAGGATCGATGTTGTTTTACCCGATACCATCCCGCAGCACGCCAGCTCTTGCTGCGTGGTTCGGTGGTCCACAACGGGATCTGGCGTTTAACGTCCCACAGAGCATTGTAGGCCAAGGTCTCGGTGGGATAACCATGCACCGATGACTTTGGTTCGCCGTCAGTGGTCACGGAGATATTTTCAAAATCAACACCAAATGTCTTGGCGATCATGGGTATGTCAGTGAATCTCCGGACGTTGCCGTGTATCACGACAGCATATCCCGAATCATCGGCTTGGATGTTCCCGATCTTCTGATCATGATCCCGTAGGATCCAGTATCGATCAGGTATCACTGGTTTGGCTGATATCATCTAAAACTCCTTGATAGTTTTTGTTGAGCCATCGGGCGTATTGCTCGGCGCTGTCACTGACGCGATTGAGTTCAAATCGGCTGCAGAATTTCATGAATCTCACACCCACCTGTCCGATGTCCCGATGGCTGACCTGTGTGCGTATGGCCTCATCTACTTGCTGTTGGATCGATTCGGGCTGGCTCCTCAGGCATATCAAGGAACGGTTGCGCAGATAATCGTCCAACACGCGATGCTCCACACCTTCATGATCAGTCCATCGGCTCAGCATGACATTGTTCCATGCATAGCCCTGGCGATCACGGTCTTGGAAAGCTTCCAGCAGCCCAGTGCGATTTTTAGTACCTTTGACCCTTACCCCGGGATAAGCGCTGAATACATTGTCAGTGGGATCGCCGCGCATGCATTTTTCAAACAGCAACCACTGGGGGTCAGGTATGATCTTGGGTGACTTGGTCTTTTTGTCTAGTGCTGGGTTGTTTTTGCTGTCAAGTATTCCATTGACGGTGATTAGTTCATCGCTGATTCCATTGTATTGGGTGACGTTCGATGCTATCAATTGCACGAAGTCAGTGTCACTGGATATTATGACATGATCATCGTTGGGGTGTAGATCTATCCAACGAGCTATGATGTCATCGGCTTCGGCTCTCTCGTGCCGTATCACCGAGCAATTGGTTTGTTCAGCCAAGTATTTAGTAAAGACATCATAAGTCTCCCAGAATACGCGATCTTCTTCCTGTTCTCGTTCTGTGAGCGCGGCCCGGGCCTCAGCACGATTACGCTTATAGGGTGGATAGACATCTTTGCGCCAGCTACGTCCTTCCAGCGCGAATACCACATGATCGGCCTGGAACTTCTGTACCATTCGATTGA